TACTTCCATAACTCTTATAAATAATAGTATGAAAACATTAAAACAAGTAGAAGCAATAGACTGCATTTGCGAACAAAAATATCAAGACTTAGAAATTACTGAGGCAGAGTATCAAGGTAAGAAAGTTAAACTGAACGACCCGATACGAGGTGGAAGTAAGAAGTTTTATGTTTATGTCAAAGATGGCGACAAAGTAAAGAAAGTATCTTTCGGCGATACAACAGGACTATCTATCAAAAGAGATGACCCAGCAAGAAGAAAGTCATTTCGTGCTAGACACAACTGTGATACTGCAAAAGATAAAACAAGTGCAAGATACTGGTCGTGCTATCAATGGCGTGCAAACGCACCTGTAAATAACTAATGTCAACAACAAATGTAAATACTAGAGAGCCGTCCGTACTAGACTATGCAAGTCCTGTACAATTTAGGTTTAAATGTTCTAAACTACCGACTGTAGAATTTTTCTGCCAGTCTGCGAACATTCCTGGCATCTCTATTGGTTCGGCGTCTATGCCTACAGGACTGAAAGACATACCTATTCCTGGTGAGAAAGTTTCGTATCAAGACTTGGCGATATCGTTTCTTGTAGATGAGAATCTAAATAACTATAAAGAAATACACGACTGGATAATTGCACTAGGGTTCCCACAGAATCACACACAGTTTGCAGACTTACAGGCAGCTGGTGCTGATAGATATCCTGGTACTACATCTGGTGCCGTTGTGCCAATCACAAACACACCAGTACCACTTGCTGAAGGCGGAACATATTCAGACGCTACACTAACAGTTTTAAACAGCAAGAACATTGCTGTAACGGAAATAAGATTTAACAACATCTTCCCAACATCTCTTGGCTCATTATCATATGATGTACAGGCAAGTGATGTGAACTATCTACAAGCATCTGTAGATTTTAGTTACATGTACTATGAAATAGTTCAACTGTAACACTTGAAATACCCACTTTTTGTGGGCGTATAAATATAATTGATACACTTAAATAATGGATATAATATGACACTAGAAGAATTGCAAGAATCAGCTAACAGAGATTTAAAAATAGACGAAACTGACTTAGGCTCAGAATCAATAAACATACCAATACTTCATAACAAATACCTACAACACTTCAATAAGTTTTCTTTACTTCTAAAGAAGGCAGAGTATGACCATAGAGTTCTTAAGCGACAGAAGTGGGAATACTATACAGGTAAATCAGACCCATCAGTTTATAAAGAGAAACCATTTGACTTGAAAATACTCAAGGCAGATGTTCATATCTATATGGATTCAGATGAAGAACTACAAAAGGCAGACCAGAAAGAAGCATATCTACGACAAGTAGTAAACTATCTTGAACAGTTGTTGCGAAGCATCAACAGTCGAAACTTTGTAATTAAAAATGCTATTGATTGGGCGAGATTTACGAGTGGCGCATTGTAATGGATAGACATCAAGTATTTGCAACAAACATTTTTGTACAAGACGATTTTCTGTTTGAAGAAACTTCCTTGTATATGAAGAACTATATTCAAAAACTATGGCAAGACAGGTCGAATAATCAAAATTGGCAAACAGAACCAGACTTACACACTAAAGTCGAGTTTAAAATATTTGCAGATATGGTATTAGATACGAGTAAAGAAATACTTGAAACTTTAGATTATGCAGTAGAAGATATTGCAATTACTGATATGTGGGGAAATGTATTAAGAAAGGGCGAAGTGCATCCGCCACACACCCACTCAAATAATTTTCTAAGTGGTGTCTACTATTTGTATTCAGATAAGGCCGCAGGGATACAATTCTTTGACCCAAGGCCATCTTCTGATGTGATGGTGCCTAAAAAGACAAACAAAACACACAACAATTCAAACTTACTATCATTTGCATCAAAGACAAATCGTGCCGTATTTTTTCCGTCATGGTTACAACATTGGGTGCCACAGAATATATCAGAAAAGAATCGCATTAGTATTGCGTGGAATGTACAATTGAAGGGAGAAGTAGGAGAACATAATGAATACCAGTCAGCAACTTTCTGATTACATATTTTTTTATCCAGATGTTTTAGATTCAAAAACTTGTGATTGGATAATCAATCGTTACGAAACAACAGCAGAGTGGAAAGACTCTACATTTGCAACTGCATACAATAATACAGGCGATTCTAAAGTATCAATGCAAGAATACTGGATTGGCAAACCATCACCCTACTATAAAGAAATCAAAGAAGGTTTTGATTATTGTGTAGACGATTATACTAGTGTGCATACAAATATAAAATCAATAGACTATACAGACTTCAGAATCAATCGATACACAGATGGTGGGTTCATGCAAAGTCATATTGATAATATACATCACAGTCATGGCCAAAAACAAGGATACCCACATCTAACATCATTATTATTTTTGAATGATGATTACGAGGGCGGTGAGTTTGTTCTCTGTGGCGACAAGTATATTGAGAAGATACAAGGTTCTGCCATTGTTTTTCCTTCTAACTTTATGTACCCACACGAAGTTAAACAAGTGATATCAGGAAACAGATACAGTATAATGACTTGGATTATGTAAATGGAAACTCTCATCTTAGAGAAGAAAGACGAAGTATATTTGACTGTTGATGCTGACCCAAGTATTCAACGAGAGCTATCAGAGTTTTTCACATTCTATGTGCCTGGATATAAGTTTATGCCTGCCTTTCGCAATCGTATGTGGGACGGCAAGATACGAATGTTTAATCAAAAGACAAAAGAAATATACTTTGGATTGTATCCTTACATCAAGGCGTTTGCAGAAGAAAGAGATTACAATGTTGTCTGTGGCAAAGATGTTGAAATAGAAAACAAAGTATCAAGAGAACTTGTTGAGAAGTTTTCTAACAGCCTCGGCCAGAAGTTTGAAGCAAGAGATTATCAGGTCGATGCTATCTTACATAGTTTGAAATTCAATAGAGCGTTACTGTTAAGTCCTACTGCAAGTGGTAAGTCATTTATCATTTACTCACTTATTCGATACTATACACATCTAATCAAAGACGATAACAACAATCGAATACTTCTAATCGTACCAACAACATCACTTGTAGAACAAATGTATTCTGACTTCAAAGAGTATGGTTGGAATGTAGAAAAGTATTGCCATAGATTGTATAGTGGGTATTCAAATGTTACTGACAAGAGAGTTTTGATATCAACATGGCAGAGTTTGTTTCGATTGCCGAAAGAATATTTTGACCAGTTCGGTGTTGTGTTTGGTGATGAGGCACATCTGTTTAAATCAAAATCATTGACAGAGATTATGTCTAAACTGACAGACTGTAAATATAGAATCGGTCTAACAGGAACACTTGATGGTGCTCAGACACACAAACTTGTGTTAGAGGGTTTGTTTGGCGCTGTCAACAAAGTTACATCAACGAAGAAACTGATGGACAAGAAACAACTATCCCAACTGACTGTTCGTTGTCTGATTCTAAAGCATACACCAGAACATTGTCAAATGATTTCAAAAGGCAAGTATCAGGATGAGATTGACTATCTTGTAAGTAGCCGTTCAAGACAAAACTTCATTCGTAATCTTGCAATCAAATTAGAAGGCAACACACTTGTATTGTTTCAACTTGTAGAGAAACATGGTAAGAATTTACATGAGATAATTAAAGAGAAGGCATCTGATGGTAGAAAAGTCTTTTATATTTTTGGTGGTGTAGAGGCTGATGAAAGAGAAACAATCAGAGGTATCGTAGAGAAAGAAAAAGATGCTATCATTGTTGCAAGTTATGGCACATTTTCTACTGGTGTCAATATTAAGAATCTACATAATATCATCTTTGCAAGTCCATCTAAGAGCAGAGTCAGAAATCTACAATCGATTGGTCGTGGTCTAAGACTTGGTGAGAACAAAGTTGATGCTACATTGTATGATATTGCAGATGATATGACATGGAAGTCAAAAGAAAACTTTACTCTTAAACACTTTCAAGAGAGAATAAACATCTACACAGAAGAAGAATTTGATTACGAAATGCACAGCATAGACCTCAAGGACTGATAAATATAAGTATGGAAACAATAAATGAACCTACACACCCGACTGATTACAGATTAGTGAAGTTGATGGACGGAAGTCTATTGATTGGCACAATATCTGTTGACGACAATCATATGAGAATTGCTAACCCATTAGAGATGGTTACAACGCCTCGTATGACAGAACATGGGTTAAAGGAAGATACAACATTATGTAGATGGATTCCATTCACACAAGATAAAGAATTTTATATTCTAAAAGATAAAGTTCTTGTTATATCTGTAGCAACTGTTGAGTTGGCACACTACTATGAAGTTGTGTTAGAAAAGATTGATAAAACAGATGCTAAGTTAGCATTAAGACCTGGGCTGACGCCAGAAGATATAGATAGAATATTAGATATTGCTGAAGAAATGGATTCAGAATTTGTAGGAGAAGATGATGATTACAACTTCGACACATTTGAAACACCTAAAACAGTACATTAAGCTTTAGGCTTTATGGTCTCTCACCGCATCTACATATGCGATTATACACTCATTTTTCACCTGTGTCAAGCGTTTATTCCAAATAAATTATTTTCAGTATTTGCTTGACAACCCAGACTAGGTATAGTATAATAACTAACATGAATAAAACAACTGACAGAAACATCAAAAAGGCGACTCAATTAAAACATATTAAAGAAAAACTTCATCTATTAAAAGATAAGAAATCAAAAAAGAAAAGTAATTTAGTCAAAGGTTTGAAGAATCTATTGAAGCGTAATGACAGAAAAGGACTATAACATGGCAGAACAAGAAAAGTTAAAACCAAAACAGAAACCTCATTATGTAGATAATAAGAAGTTTTTGGTAGCAATGACAGAGTATCGTGCATTAAGAATCAAGGCCGAAGAAGAAGGCAAACCACGACCTACTGTTACTAATTACATAGGCGAATGTTATCTAAAGATTGCAAATCACCTATCGTATCGACCTAATTTTATTAACTATACATACAGAGATGATATGATTTCTGATGGCATAGAGAATTGTCTACAATATATGGACAACTTTGACCCCGAAAAGAGTAAGAATCCATTTGCATATTTTACACAGATAATCTATTATGCGTTCATTCGTAGAATTCAAAAAGAAAAGAAGCAACAAGAAGTTAAACAAAAGATGATTGCTAACTACGGTATTGAACAAATGATGGACTCAATGGAAGGCGATGATACACAATATCAAAGTCAAATGTTAGATTTTTTAAGACGAAACAGCAGAGAAGAAACAGAAGCAGACAAGAAAAAAGAAGTTAAATAATATATTATGAAAATAGCCTTATTGAATGACACCCACTTCGGTGCAAGAAACGATAGTCTTATTTTTGATGATTTCTTTCATAAGTTTTATGACGAGATATTCTTTCCTTATCTAAAAGAAAATAATATCAAAACACTCATTCACTTGGGTGATGTTGTAGACCGAAGAAAGTTCATCAACTTTAGGATTGCTCATAACTTTAGAAAGAAATTTATGAAACGCCTATGGGATGAGAAGATAGACACCCATATCATTATCGGTAATCACGATATCTACTATCGAAACACAAACAAAGTAAATGCCATAAAGGAGTTATGCACAACTGCTGACGGCACTAACGAGCCTTGGATATATGAAGAAGCAAAAGTAGTAGACTTTGATGGTACAAAGTTACTAATGATGCCTTGGATTAATCCAGAGAATGAAGCAGATTCAATCGAATTGTTAAGAACTGCTGAAGCAGATGTTTGTATGGGGCATTTTGATTTGAATGGTTTCAGTATGAATGATGCCATGAAACAAACACATGGCCATGACAAGAGCATTGTAAGTCGTTTTGAAAGAACTTATAGTGGGCATTTTCACCATAAGAATGATGATGGCCAAGTGTACTATTTAGGCAATCAATATGAAATCACATGGTCAGATTATAAGAACCAGAAAGGATTTCATGTGTTTGATACTGAAACAAGAGATGTTGAGTTTGTGCCTAATCCATTTACCATGTTTATTAAGTTGCATTATGATGATGCCTTGACAAACTACGATAAGTTTGACATTACAGAATACAATCAAAAGTATGTGAAGTTAGTTGTTATCAATAAAAAAGATAATGAAATGTTTGACAGATTGCTTGAAAGACTGTATAATGATATATCTGTACACGAACTAAAAATACTAGAAGATTATTCTGACCTATCACATGTAAATGTAAGTGATGATGTTGTTGAAGGTGCAGAAGATACAATGAATCTAGTAAGCAACTATGTTGACCAGTTGAAAGTTGACCTAGATAAAGACAGGCTGAAAGTGATGATTAAAGAAATGTATATTGAAGCACAAGATACGGATGCGATTAAATGATAATATTTAAAAAAGTAAGATATAAAAACTTTTTATCAACAGGCCAACAATTTATAGAGATTAATCTAAACGAAGCGCCTACAACATTAGTTGTCGGCAATAACGGCGCTGGTAAATCTACAATGTTAGATGCCTTATGTTTTGGTCTATTTAATAAACCATTTCGTGCTGTCAAAAAAGACCAACTAGTAAACACAATTAATGAAAAAGAATGTATCGTTGAAGTCGAGTTTCAGATAGGCAAAAAAGAATATAAAATTATTCGTGGTATAAAGCCTAATCTATTTGAGATTTGGTGTAATGGTGATATGTTGAACCAAGATGCAGCCATTAGAGATTATCAAAAACATTTAGAACAACACATACTCAAACTAAACTTTAGGTCATTCACACAAGTTGTGATTTTGGGCAACGCCTCATTCGTTCCTTTTATGCAACTTCGTGCCAGACACAGACGAGAAGTCGTAGAAGAAATACTTGACATTGAAATCTTTTCTAAACTCAATCTAATGTTTAGAGAGAAGGCAAAGGCACAAGACGAAACAATTAAACAGGCAGACTTCAATTATCAACTACTAGATGGTAAGATAGAAACACAACAGAAACATATAGATGATATCAGTAATACCACTAAACATACTGCCGACACAAAGAAACTAGAAATCACAAATGCAGATACAGACATAGAAAATTACAGAGAAGATATTGCTCGTGTAAGACGAGAGATTGCTGAAATGCAGGTAGAGATAATTGACCAGACAAAACTTACTACCAAGCACGGCAAACTTACAGCCATGGAAGCAAAGTTAGAAAACACTTGTATCAAACATAAGAAAGAATTGAAGTTTTTTCAATCACATGACGATTGTCCTACCTGTCAACAATCAATAGATGAGGCATTTAAAAAGGCAACGATAGTCGTAAAAGAAGCAAAGGTTGTAGAACTTGAGCTTGGTATGTCGCAGATTGATAATGCAATCAGAACATCACAAAAGAAACTAGATAAGATTAACGAAACTGTCATTGCAATACGAGAAAAAGAATTATTGATTAGTCGATACGAAACATCTATAAGTGAGATTGAAAAATATAAGACCAGAATACAAAAAGAAATAGATGAACTCTCAGATGAGAAGTTTTCAACAGGCGTTGCAACAGGCGAATTGAATCAACTACAAGAACAGCTTGTTGATGCAGAGAAAGATAAGTTAAAACAAAAAGAAGAAAAACTCTATATTGATACTGCAAGACATCTGATGCAAGATACTGGTATTAAGACAAAGATTATCAAACAGTATTTGCCTGTAATGAATCAATACATTAATAAGAATCTTGCTGATATGGACTTCTTTGTCAACTTTACGCTTGATGAAGAATTCAACGAAACAATCAAATCAAGGCACCGTGATGATTTTCAATATCACTCATTTAG